AGGTTATATTCAGGTCCCCCCTTATAGCCCGCCAGTAAACTGGCTAGGGGGCCCCGCCCGGACACTCCTTTACTTTCCTACTCTTCTTACTAAGCGTGGATGATGAGGGCCCTACGCATCCGTCGGTGACCAAACCAACAGTCGTACCACCACTCTCACTGTCCACCTTTCCGGAATCGTAGTCCAGCATCAGAGCCCTAGGCCCACTGGAAATGGTATCTTTATTTTTCAACATTTTGAACGAGGGGGTTGCGTCCAACACAGGCTGTTGGGCTACAGCGAAAACAGACTTCACCCTGGATAACGGGGTGACGGACCACATCATTCGCCACTCGAGTGATGTTGAGAACATCGTTCGAGTTTCCGCAAACTGTGACCGTGACACCGTGACCTCGAACGCTATAGGATATTCCCCCACTGGCAGGCAAAACGGCAGCTGAGACCCCTCCAACGTTAGACCATGGCCAAGATTGAATTCCTTCGATTGGAACAACACTCGGCTCGGGCTCATGTCGGATTCGTCTAGCAATTTTACCGTTGCCATCACGCCAGCTCTCTCTGAGATATGTGGCGTGACAGCAAGCCTGACATCGGTGGGGGTGTAAAACCCATTCTTCGGCACTTTCCATTTATCAGAGAATGTCTGTGGACACAGTCCCACCCTTCCACGCTTTGTTTTGTGACTTAAGTGTACTGTAGAGGATGTCTGAGAGTACGGGGTGAATGCAAACTCACTATCCAGTGATATTATTTCAGCCATGAAGTGGTCAGCTTCTTCACCCCAGGAGACACGGTTAAGATAGTATCGTTGAACCGGTGTTAGGTGGGGATGGGGTCACAAAGATGTCCCATGTACCCAAACTCGTAAGACCCGGCCAATCGACAACAGCGCCTGTGGCATTAGCTCGGACGGCTAAGAACAGAATCTGGGAGGTGGTAGCATTATGCCCGTTCACATCTATGGTTGTGATGTCGGTCCCTGTCGTAGCTGAATTAGCCGTGGCAGTAGCCCTAGCAACCACAAGATATGTTCCGGGAGTATAGAAGGTCAAGCCTATGGAGGTTGCCGTAGCCCGAGCCAACACGGGCGCGGACACGTCAAACGTCTGACTAACTGTGGCCCCTATCCCGTGAGCCACTCGAAGAGTGGTCTGCGTGGGTTGGGGATCCTTCAGTTCAACGTCGTACACTGCATAGACTTCCCCAACCTGGATGGCAGAAGCTACACCGTAAGTGGCCCAACTTACTTGTCCTTGGTTGAGGTAGGCACCAACGGTGGCAGAACTCCCCTCTGAGGAGACGTAATACCACCTGTTGGTGTCTGTCAACTTCACATCTAGTGTAGCTGCACCCCAAACAGGAGCTTCGGTCGAGCAGGACATGTTGGATAAACCAACACGGTCCAGTGGTATGGGGTCTGAAGAATCCGGGTCATAGACCAGTGTGGTCCGGCCAGATGTGGACGTTGGACATAGGGGCACGTAGACAAACCTAAGCCGCCGAAAGCGGTATAAGTCATAATTGGAAGCGATAGTGGCTAGCCAAGGGAAGGTAGTCGCAGCCACAGCATTGACTGTGAAAACCGAAGTCCCGTCCGTGCCAAGGACACCATTATTAACATACGGCTGCTGTCCGGTGGATGAATTCACCGAGCTAACCAGTTCTTTATGGATAATCCTGACAATTCCACGGGTTCCCGTAACCTTTGCACGCCGCCTCCGTATGACCGGTCCGTTAGCAACCCCTGCTACTAATCCACCAGTGGCCCCGGGATGTGTGATCGCAATGCCACACAGGTCCCCGGTTAACTCGGAGAAATAATCCAGACCTTTGACCAGCGCATTTGCGCCAGTCACCACGCCACCCACCCACGGGTTTCGCATGATAGCGCCACCTAGCGCCCTATCCAGGCTATTCACCTGTTTACCCACCTGTCTCATGTGATTCGCCAATCCTTGTGCTTTCTTGCCCATCAGTCTTGCTTTAGCTCGCGCCATGTCTCCTTGATAATGGTCAGTTATCTACAGCAGAAGTCGAGCAAGGAAGCCTCAGGTCCCCGTTTCTCTCCAAACTTGAGTTGGAAAGAAAATCTGGCCAGCTCCTCTTCCAGAGCTATCTGTTCATCTGGGGTTAACCCAAACGCAAGCCAGAACGAGTACCGAGCCTCGCTCGAAATGCTGCCACACTGCTGTCCCGCCCTGAATTTGTGTGGTGCAGCATAGTCCGATTCCATGTCAGTGTCTTTCGCAGGGAAGCACTGGTAGAACTGCCCCAACACAGGCACATCCCCGGCTAAGGCTTTGCCCCCAACCCGTTGGGCGCCAAGCCAATCCCCAAGTTTCGACACTGTCATTCCTCCTCGAACCACACAACAATCCTTTGTCATGACTGTATCAGGACGTCTGACCATTACCCATCCTCTACTAGTGTATACGGGGTGCATCTGGCAGAATTCAACTTGCTCCATGCAATAGACAGGCTTCTCCACTTTCATGGTATATCCCATCTTTGTGAACCAGGAAGGTAACTGTGATAATTTCCCTAGGTCAACAGACTCCAGGACGAGCACACAGTCATCTCCACAGTTCATGAGCTCAGCTGTCAAACCCACCTCTTTACAATACGCATAGCACAAGCTTGACATAATTAAATAGTTCCCCATGGATGTGTTCATGTCTCCAGACATACGGCACCCCGCTACCTGATATTTAGCTTTACCATCAGCTGTAAAAGCTGTTCCTCGATTGAGGGTTTGCCATTCCAACAGTTCAGCCAAATAGGGGTCACGGAAAATATCATTGTAAACACTATGCTCCCATCGGAGAGCATCCACGGAGCAATGCTGGTCAAACCTGCTTGCGTCCAATCCCACGTATACAGGTTCTTTGAACCTCAAGCGTTTGTCGTTCAATATGTTCGCCACTTTCTCCACCGTGTAGCCCTTGATGGCTGTGGGAGATCCCCACAGCTTATCAATGGCCTTCATTAAGAGAGGTTCCAGTGGCTTTAGATACCTCCCGACCTCGATATTGTATCTCTGCCCCCTGGGTTGAATCACCCTAGGAGCAGGGTCGGGCTTGAGAGTGCAATTGATCTTCTCAGCCTTGACAAAAGTACTCAGATAACTGTCTCGGATTGTCAAAGGCTCAGAATCCAGTGTCGCTGCAGCACGACCATATGAGTCCCTTCGCGGACCATTGTAAGAGTCAACAAACTGTTGCCTCGTCCAGTGGTGGCAGTGACCTACGGTTTTGCTCAGCTGTCGACCAATGCTTCCCAATTTCGCGTTGAAGGCGCCCGGCACGGGTTTGGGTGGGCGCACCAATTCCCCAGATTTGTCAACAACACAAAAGACCCTTTCAACGAGGCCGCGAACCACGTTGACCAATGATGAGTTGTGGACAAGATACTCATATGTAGACACAGGGGAGTTGAACGAGTACCAAGTTCGTTTCCCCTTCCCAGAGTACCCAGGCGTTACCGTGAGAACCTCGGAACTGAACACCCCCTTAACCTCGGAGAGATTAAACCCCCTTCGGTCAATGGCTGTGTCTGTCCCCTCACGGACGACTAGGCACCCCTAGAGGCTTCCGGATTGACTGCCGACGAGCGTGCGCACACACTCCTCGGCCCGCCTGACAGAAGACGGACGGTCTAGACATGCAGCGATGGCCAAAGGCAACACCCGAATCCGATCATTGCAGCGGACGTTAAGTTCGCGCATGTCGTCAAGTATTACCTTCTGGTAGACCAAGGCATTGGCCTTTGTGGGGTTTAGCATTCCGACCCTTGAGATGGCCCGCACGGCCAGCTTACAAGCGAATCGATCTCGCTTGAGTTTAGGTACCTGGATCTGCTGGTCCTTGGGGAGAGCCACAAGCTCATCCTCTTCCAAGGCGCAGTCCCAAGCCCTTTGCATCCTCTCAAGGAACCGTATGTAGTAGCGGGCATCACTTGGCACATAGCACAAGATGAATCCAAATGCGCCCGCCATCCACACGCTCAACCCCACCAGTCCGAACGTCAATGCAAAGCACAGTCCAACAAGCCACAATACCCTAAGCCGCCAGTTGACAGCGGCAGATACAATGGTGGCCATATCGACTAGCCAATCTTTCACCTCCCGGCCCATACCTCCAATGGAGTGGATGATCGACTGAATCCGTGCAAAAACCAGTAAAGCAACCACCCAGGCTAGGGACAGAACTTTTCCCGCAATCCAGCAAGGGACACGGGCTGGTAGTGTGAGGACCCACCAGGCCATTTTGAGCGCAGTAACAATTTGACCCCCTTCAAGGGTAGCCCGCTCCTTCAAACCCCCAGCAGTTAGTGCCTCAATGACTTCCGGGGCGCTGTAGTCCAGCGACCCAAATTTCACAGGGACATCCACCTCTTGCTTGGTGGCCAACTGCTGTGAGAGAAATCCGATACCCATGGCTAGGCAACTCGCAACGGATGGTCAGTCCG